CTATTGTATTAGCCATTGTTCTTATTCTTTTTCATTAGGTAGCGTTTCAGCTTCTGTATGTTCTCCGCCTTCGGCTTGTATACCTTCTTCACTACAAAACCCATCCATTGAAGTTTTGATTCTTACTAGGGTACATATCGTCATTGCTTGACGTGTTGTACTCTGGGTAGCGACTGCTATAGAATGCCATATGGTCTACGAACCTACGGCTATAGTGTTCTGCTATGTCTCGCTCCTTTTGTACTAGGTAGTCCAAGTCCTGCTTTGTGATCGTAGTACCGTTCTCTGCACTCTTAGTATAGATGCCTCCGTTAGCCACCTTAAAGTGGATGTAAGGCAGTATCTCAATGGCTGCCCAATGAATCACCATATCCTGTATGTAGTTCGTGAATAGGGTCAAGTAGTTACCTGTGAGCGTATCCCCATCTATGTCACTAGCTATCTTGTTGAATAGCTTCGTGCCTAGTATGTTCTGGATATGGATGTCTTGAGCGATCTTGATGAATTGTATCATCTGGTCTCTATCCACGTTGCCGTTTATCCCTGTTCTCTTGATGACGTCAGCTGGGCTGACAAATAGTACTTGCGCCATATTAGTTCAATTTTCCTCTGTTAGGCATATCAATGGTGCGAGTGTTCGCTGTCTCGTAGTCCTTTGGGTTCAGCTTGTTCTCTGGTACACCAGCTGACCTAGCTGCGCTAGGGCTTACTCTCTTATCGTTTTCTAGTTCCTCAGTCTTGCTCTTAGGTAAGAACTTGCCACCCTTACGCTTACGCATATACACTAGGCGTTCCCATTTGTGGTGACAATATGCTCCGCCCTTGTACTTGAAGATAGAGTATACAGAGCGACCTTTAGGTGCGAACTGTCCATTGACCCCAGAGAAGCTCATCTGGTTTATGTCCTCCTTGCGGTATACCTTACCGCCTTTTGATAGACCTACCATCTCTACACAGAATGGGCGTGAGTTTCCACTTAGGTTGCCAGAGTATCTGTATCTGATTTTGTACAGACCAGCATCCTGTGAGGACTTGTCCTCTGCTGACATTTTAATAGAGGTGATAGCCTTTACTATTGCATCCTCATTATCTGGGTCGGTTACATCCTCAACAGACGATAGCTCCCACTCCTCTTCGTCAATAGTCTCTCCCTTGTCAGCTAGATACTCTAGCCACTCTGCCTCATCCTCTTTGGTGAAGGCTGGTGTGTCCTTAGAGTGGTTGTGGTTATCGTGCGACTTCATCTCTGTGAGTACCTTAGAGCTGTCACCGCTAAACAATGCATTCGCCACCTTAGGCTCAAACTGAAGCATCTGTACAAGGAAGGTAATAGCTTGGTCTTCGGTAAGGATACCCTCTGATACTTTGGCGATAATGTCAATCGCTCCTGCAATCTGCGCCCCATTATAGGAGGCTTCCTTCTGTACTAGTTCTTCTGCCACCTCTGGGTCTTTTTCGATTGCTATTGCTTCAGCATCTTGTGCTGGTTGGTCTTCAACCTTCACGCCAGTCTCTTCTTCAATACCCTCTTCTGTCACTACATTCTCCAAGTCCATAAACTCGATAGGAGTAAGAGTCTTGAAGTATAGGTCTAGAGCGATATTGTTGTAGGCTAGTATCTCGTCAAGTGCTGCAATGACTTGGTCTTGCTTTGGCTTGATAACTGTATTGTCGAATAGCTGGAATGCTGTCTTGATTTCGTCTGCGTTGTTACCTAGTCCTGTCTGATCTTTCACACCGAACAGCATAGGGCTAGTGATACGGTGACCTACTAGTACCTTCTGCTGTGCTTCTCTAGATAAGAACTCGTATTGATTGTGAGCATCACTCAGCTGTACTGGCTCGATAGTAGCTGCGCTATCTGCGCTCTCATTGAACGAGAGAATGAATCTACCAGCATTAGACGTACCACCCCACTTGTGACGAATCTGTGATTCTATGATATCACGCTCCTCCTCTGGGGGTACGCCATTGTTCATATTCACAATCATAGAAGGAGCTAGTCCGTTCTTGATGTTGTTGATGTGGTAGTTGGCTACCTCACCCTCTAGCTCTGCGTATGGTAGCGCACCTTGATAGTCTACAGGAGAGTAGTAGTACGAGCCGCTACGATAAGGACGGAAGTATAGTATCTCTATCTTATCGGCTGCTGATCCATAGCCGAAGGCAGGGATACGGTCTGCACCCTTCTTAGACTTTACCTCTGCCCAGTCATAGGCATAGTAGTATCCCTCAATCTCGCCTTCATCGTTGCACTTCTCAGCTCGTAGACATTCTACAGGCATATGGTATACCTCTGCAATCTTGCTCTTGTCTTGATTGTAGATGACTTGGAATGCTCCGTTACCTAGTAGGTAGTAGTCATTGATGACCTTCTTGAGTTCATCGTTGCTGATGAGTTTGCGTAGCTGTAGGTAGCCCTCTGTGTTTTTGCCAGAGTCTAAGGCATCTAAGCCCTTCCCAAATATCATATCTATGACACCAGATACTACTGCATTGTTAGTAGGTGAACCGTTGTATCTGTCAATCAGATACTGGAAGTAGTCGTTGTCATCACCATACTCGACCCATCCTAGTCGGCTGTTCTCCGAAATAGCAGGAGATGTGTAGCTTGATAGCTGGATGAAGTTTACGTTATTCGCCATAAATCTTAAACTCGTTGTTCATTGTTTTCTCTGTGGTCGCTAGTTTCGGTTGATACGTTGCAACACTAGAACCAGAAGGTATGATATACATTCTGTCCTGTGAGAGCAATTTCACCTTCGAGGCTTCCCATATCTTGACCACATAGAAGCTCTCGCTGGATAGCGCAGAAACATCATAGGTAAAGGTAAGCACCTTAGCAAAGTCATCCCAAGTACCAGAGATAGTAGTGTCTACCACTTCCTTTCTCTGATCTTCGGATATTATCTCTATCTCGAAGCTCTCCGTAGTAAAGTCACGGAGGTACATCTTGATAGTAGCCGTTGTATTTTCTTCTACAATAATCATCTAATTATAAAACCCAAAAGGAATAGAATGGTTATATTTGCACCACTCATCTCTCTAGGTAGCGATGCTACCAAAAAGAAAAGCCCTTCCATATAGGAGGGGCTTTCTTGATTCTAGACTATTCAGCTATTAGATATCGTCAATCTCTGAAGCATCTGCTGTGATAGTTGCATCTACGAAGTTCGCAGGGATTTTCTCTTGTGCGCTGAACGTCAAAGAGTATCCGCTCATATCACCCATAGCAGCACCAGTAGCGATAGATCCACCTGTTACCTCAGCACCGTACTCCAAGCCCATCATAAACTTGTTGCCGTTGTTATCCTCTACGATAACGTGAGGACGAGCGTAAGCCAACAACTTAACCTCGTTGTGTGTTTGCTTAGATAGCTTCTTGAAGTTCAATGTCAATGTCTGCTCGTAGAATGTAGTACCATTGTCACGAGAAGAGGTTACAGCTTGTTCAAAGCTAGACGTACCTCTTACATCAAACTTGAACCAAGTAGGTGTTCCACCGAATGAGTCGATAACATCCGTATCAGTAGCATCGTAAGTAATTGCTCCCAATGTGTCGAAGTCTGCAAAGTACACAGCGGTAATACCACCTACTACGTCCTTACAGGGTTCGTTTCTTCCTTTTGTTAATGTACAAGCCATTTGTTTATAGTATTAAAAAAGGGTAGGCAGATTCACCCACCTACCCTTCTATGGTTATTATCTACCTAATTCTTAGGTGTAGTATACGATGTCAGCACCGATACCGAACTGTACAGCAGCAGCGAAGCGCATAATGACACGAACATTCTTAGAGCCGTCTAAGTCCGCCATATCTAGTAGCTTCACTTCTTGCCAGTCAGCTAACAAAGAAGTACCGAAGAACAAGTTAGACTTCTGAGCCGCTACCATATCGTTGTCTGGCATACCAGAACATACGAACAATTTAACGCCATCAAAAGCTAGATCACCGCCATTGTACCAAGTAGTACCAGCGTTGTTCACACCGTTTCCTCCTAGACCGTTAGCTCCGAATCCACCCAAAGCACGAACATAAGCACGAGCGATGTTTTGAGAAACGTAGATGTACAAGTCTTCCTTACCGTATACTGAGCTAGGGATAGCATCAACTACCTTACCCAATTCGTCAATAACATTTGCAGCAGTAACTGTAGTACCTACTACATCAATAACATCAGCATCAGCAGCCAACAAAGCTGTAAAGCCATCGTACTCACCTTCGTTAGCATCAGCTCCTTGCCAGATGTTTTGTTCGTTCTTCTCCGCAACCTTACCAGCAACGTAGCCAATTAGGTATTCTTGGAAACTAGCAGGAAGCGTATCGAAGGCTGAGTAGCCCATCTCAATCGCAGCCCAGTCCGATTCAAAATCTGACTTGCACAAGGACAGGTTGACCTGTAACTGCTTGACGCTGAGGACTTTCTCTGCTAAGGTTAGTGTAGAAGTATCAGAGAAGTCACAAGTAGCATCCTTAGTGATTGCATCAAGGTTTACAGTCTTGAGTACTTCTTTGAACTTTACGTTTGGTTTGATAGTGATACCACCGCCTTCGATGGTGTCTGCGCTCAAAAGAGCTGCGCTTACGTACTTTCCTGCGAACTCGCCCGCATAACTCGTACTGATTGAAGTGGTTGTAGCCATTTTTCTTCTTTATTAAAATTATGATAATTTACTAAATACACGCCCCATAGTATTCTGAGGTGCTTTCTTTCCGTAGCGGTTCAACGCTACTTGCTTTTCTTTAGGTGCAGCTGTGAGCTTCTTAGCAGCGGCAGACATATCTACCTTCTCCTCTTCTTCCTCTTTCTTAGCAATCTCCTCGAACATACGCTTCATCTCTTCCACTTGTTCTTTGACCTCTTGGATAGCAGGAGCAACTGCTTCAACAACAGCTTCTACAATCTGCTCTAGTTCTGGAGCTACCTCTTCTGGAGCTTCTACTACGATTTCCTCTTCAGCCATTTCAGTCTCAGCTGGTTCTTCGGCAGGAGCTTCTACAGCTACCGCTTCACGAATCTCAGCAATGATACCTTCCTCTGTGATGATCAGCATACGACCATCTTCTAGCTCGTGTTCACCTACAGGAGCAGGAACTTTCTCGCCATCTTCACCTAATAGGAATACGTTCTGTCCAGCTTCAAAGGCTTCAGCCTCTAGCATTACACCGTTAGCAAGGCGCATACTAGCACCTTGTACTTCTTGAATCTCCTCCTCTTTAGGAGAGAGAGCCATCTCGATTCTTTTGAATACTTCGTTTAGATTCATCTTCTTAAACTTTGTTAATTAAACAACTATATATTGGATTTTTGGGTTACTTTCTACAGCTTGTCCAGCTCCTTGAGTTTGCTCTCAGCCCAACTCTTGGCACTCTTACCACCCCATAGTAGGTAGGAGATATACCCACACGAGGTCGTGTCTCCCTCGTCATAGTACTCCTCTGCTCTACTTAGGTAGCTGTACATACGCTTTATGGTGTCTACAGATAGGGGTTGCTTCTTGGCTAACTGTTGCGCTCGTATCTTACCCACCTCAGTAGCGCACTTGTTGCCTTGCTTCTCGTTGAGTTCGATACCTCTCTTGGCATTGTTAGATACTGACTGAGGGTAGTCTGTATATGATTCCATTTCGAGCTTTTTACCGCTCTTGTATCTCTTGTCATTCTTGAGTACTCCTTTAGCAACTCCTAGTAGGTACAATGCTAGTAGGTGTTCTCCTTCTTCTGCTTCGATTGCTGATAGCGAAGTCTCTACCTCCATAGTGGTCTCACGCTGCATAAACCAGCCCTCGATAGAGAAGCCCTTGACTACACCCTCCTTGACATAGTTATCCCAGATGTCATCGTTATTGACCTTCATAGATACCATCCAAGTACCTACAGGATACTCCAAGCCGTAGGCTCTAGACTTGTCATTCTTCGAATCCTCTATGATCCAAGACTCGACTACAGAGAGACCGTCTATGCGGTCTTCGTGTTCGTAGGTAGCGTTGTTCTGTTTGCCGTTCATAAGGTACAGCTCACT